TATGTCAGCCATAACGGGTCGTTTGTTGACACAGACGCTTGCGTGCTCAACTTTTCTCGCGCTGGAAATGTCGGCGCGCCCGGGGTAGACGGCGCGGAGACATCCGTTAACATTCAGGTGTTCACCAGCAGCGATACCTATACGCCAACGGTCGGCATGAATTACTGCATTGCTGAGGCACAGGCGCCGAGCGGCGGCGGCGGCGGCGCCGATCGCAGCACTGGCGCGCAGCCAGCTGCCGCCGCTGGCGGCGGCGGCGGGGAATATCGCCGCGGCGTGTTTTCGGCTGCGGAGATAGGCGCGGGCGTTACTGTGACGATCAACGCGCCAGGCACTGCAGGCAACGCCAACGGCGGAAATGGCGGCAACGGCGGAACCGTCACCTTCGGCGCGCTCATGACAGCCAACGGTGGTAGCGGCGGACTGGGCACAGGCCAGCCGGCATCCGGCGTCGCAAGCTATCTACCTGGCGGTGCGGGCGGCACGGGCGGCTCTGGGGGCCAACTCGCCATCCCCGGCGGCCAGGGCGGCATGGGTGTCAACGTGTCGAGTGGCCAGTGGATTGCAGGAAATGGCGGCTGGAGCATGCTAGGGGGCGTTACGACGCCAAACCACAACAGCTCGGACGCGGTCGGAACCACAGGAAAGAACTACGGCAGTGGCGGCAGTGGCGCTGTGTCGGCGGATGGGACCGGATCGATAGGCGGCGTTGGCGGACCGGGCTGCGCGATCATCACCGAATACATCGCGTGATCAGCCGCCCTTGTGCTCGCGCAGCACCTCCCGCATGGTCTCCGCCATCACGCGTTCTCCTTGCCGGGGGCTGTGTGTTCAAGTCCGCGAATATCCCACTCATTGAGAATGGGGCGTTCACGAGCGTCACGAAGAGCAAGCTCAAGAGCGTTTGCGATTTCATCGCGGTCAGCCCCGCCAAAATGAGCGGGTGCCTGTGTCAAACCGTTCGGGCGGCCTTCTTTGTCGTAATAAACCTCGTGCAAGGCATGGTGAAACTCTCCGCCCGCTCTGTGTTCAGCGGGGATGGCTTTCTTAACGATGCGGTAATTCCAGCTCATGGCCTTCTCCTTAGAACCGCTTGCCGACGCCGGCCTGCTTTAGCGTTTCGTTGGCCGTATGCCGCGATTTGATCTTGCCATCGACGGTGAAGTACCGAGCCGTGATCGGACTCCACCAAATTTCGTGGTCGCCTTTGCCTTGGCGGTGGAACCGGCACCCGCCCTCCAGGAGAAGGTCGCGCACCTCGCGTTCATAGGCCGCCATCAGGCAAAGGCTGGGTTTGGAATTCTGGAGGTTTGACCGGCCATGATATGCACGGGGATTTCTCGCAGGTCGGAATACACGTCGTTCAGCTCGATCAGCTCGCCGATCATGGCAAGCACTTTGACGCGCAGCGCTTCCAGAGTGGGGCTTTCGGCGGCTAGCCCAGCGATATCGGTGCTGGTTGCGACCCAGACGGACGCCTCTTCGTCCCACTCGGCGCGAACCAGAATAATGGGATGTCCAAGGGCTGTGCTCATTTCGCGGTCTCCTTCTGGCGCTGCCTTGCCGCCTCCAGGCCAAGCGCGATAAGGCGGCGGATCGCCTCGTTATCGGAATCCAGCCTTTGCGAGAACTTAAAATCCTTCACCTGAGCGAATTGCTCATCGGTGAGATAGATCAGCTTTTGAACGGGATAGATTGGATCAGCCATGAGGCAATATTGCCTATATAGACTGTATTGACAAGCCGCCATACGGGCTATACGGTCTGTATACCGGCCTGACAGGGAGGGCTCAATCTCCCCAGCCAGGCCTAACCACAGCAACCTGAACAGAGGTTCCCATGGCTAACGCCCTTATATCGCAGCCCGTCCTGTCCGCCAATCCGGGCGACATCCGCCAGATCCAGCGCATCAAGGCGCTGGTGAAGGACATGCGCCCCAAATTCGACACCATCCGCTCGGTGACCGTTCACGCGATCCCGGTGGAGAGCAACGCCGTCAACGACCTTTATGGCGACTGGCTGGAACTGTCGCATCTCGTTCGCAACCATCCGCTGTTTGCGGAATAAGGGGGCGATCATGGCAAACGTCACGCATTTCACCGCCGCCGGTTCGCGCTTCACCCACGCCGGGCGCATCGAAAACGCCATGACGGATTTCCTGTCCGTCATGCAGGCGCTCAAGGCCGTCAACGACAGCGGCGAGGATTACGCCTGCGCCCGGGCTTTCCTGATCGAGAAGCTGGAGGAGACCTATCAGCGCCTCGATGAAGCCCACCGCGAGGGGAGCGCGCATTGATGGGCGAGCTTCGTTTCTTCCCCGGCGTCGTGGCGGAGGAAGTTCTGCGCGAGCGCGAGGATGCCCAGGCCGAAACCATGGCCGGCATCAAGCTGGTGCTGGGCGACATCGAGTCCCTCGTCGAGGCGCAGCGCGGCCTGTGCCAGGACGGGGCATGGCGCAATGCGCGGTCCTATCTGCTGGGCGAGCAGGAAATGCGCATTGCGGTGCTGCGCGAGCTGCTGGGGGTGGCATGATGGAGGCAGATCGTTTCGGCCCGCGCGCCATGGCATGGTCGGAAGCCGACCGGGCCGAAATCTTCGCCCATATCCTGGGCTTGGAAATGGCGCTGTTCATTGCCGCCGGCATGGTGCGCAACTGCGCCTATGCCGGGCATATCCGCGACAGCATCGCCAACTGGGACAGGCTGCTGGCCGCTGTCCCTAAGACGCATCCGGTGGACGATCCGGTTAAAGCCACGGAATGAAACAATCAGCCCCGCCTTGAGCGGGGTTTTTTATTGGAGACAGCATGACCTGGCGCTTAGCCAAATCCCTCGAATCCCTGCGCGCGCAGATCAACGCTGCCGCACCAGCCCGCAGCAAAGTCGCGGACGGCACGATCGGCGATGCCGCCCATGCCAGCCGCTCCAGCGACCACAACCCTCATGTCAAGGACGGCAAGATGGGGGTGGTGACGGCGCTCGACATCACCCACGATCCCCGCAATGGCGTCGATGCCGGGGCAATTGCCGAGGCGCTGAAAGCCAGCGGCGATGCGCGCATCAAATACATCATCTGGAACCGGCGCATCTGGAACCCGGCCAAGGGGCCGAACTGGCGCGCTTACACCCGCGCCAACCCGCATGACAAGCATTTCCACATCTCCGTCGCCAGCGGCAAGGCGCTCTACGACGATGGCCGCGCATGGACCTGGGGCAAGGCCGCGCCGAAGGCCGATGCCCCCGCGATCGTCGCCCGTCCGCTGCTGATGCAGGGGATCACCGGGCATGACGCCGAGGTGGCGGAGGCGAAGGCGGCGCTGATGAAAGCTCTGGCCGCCGAGAAGGGGTTCGGCCCGCTGCTGGATGGCCTCACGCAGGGCTTCCAGAGGCACGCTGGACTGGGCGCTGACGGAAAGATCGGCGCCTACACCTGGGACAAGCTTTAACAGCCGTCCCGCAATTCAACTTTAACCCCCTGAAAATTGAACACGAAAGGACATCCCATGACCTGGGACACGGTACAGCAGCTCGTGCGCATCATCCTCTACAGCATCGGGGCATTCTTCCTCGGCGACGCCACGGCCAATGGCGAGCTTTATCAGGGCCTCATCGGCGGCGCTCTCAATGTCGGGGCGTTCGCGTGGTGGTACATCTGGGAGCGCACCCGCGAACCGGCATGAGCTGGCTCGCCCTCCTCACCGGTCTCCTGAAGCTGGCGTCAATCATCGCCGGCTTCGTGCAGCAGAAAAAGCTGCTGGAGGCCGGTGAGGCCATCGCCATCAAGAAATCCCTGGAGGAGACCAATGCTCGGCTTGAAAGGGCTCGCGCTGCTCGCGCTCGTGCTGCCGCTACCGGCATGTCAGACGACGACCCCTATCTACGGGACTGACACGTCATGCCGGGGATTTGTGCCGATCCTGTATTCGCGCCAGGACACGCCCGGCACGATCAGCCAAGCCCGCGAGCATAACGCCGCATGGGATGCGCTGTGCAAAACGAAATGAGATCACGAGAGATGCATGACGAACGAAACATCGCGCCACGCCCCAACGGACAGGCTCATAGCCTTGGAGGTGAGTTTGGCCCATATGCGGGAGCGCATCACGGAACTGAACGCGCACAACCGGGTTCAGGATATGGCGGCGGAACGCCTCGCCGACCAGCAGGGCAAGGAAATCGAGAAGCTGCGGGAGACGGCATGGAGCTTCCTGAAATGGCTCGGCGGCACGCTGTTCGCCGTGCTGTTATCGGTCATTTTGAAGACGCTCGGGCTAGTTTAGAGCTTGGGACGGAGATGCTCCGCGCCGTGGCGTTCTGCGCCGGCGCGGTGGCGATCTTTCTGGTGCTGTATCGGATTATGCCGTTGGGGTGACACGCGCACACAGGGGTAACCCCATAGGCAGCCCTGCCTCCACACGCGCCCGGAGCAGCCTCGGCAAGATCGGCGATGCCTCGGCGTTCAGATCCTGCCTCCACACGCGCCCGGAGCAGCCGCGGGGTCGTAGAATGTATCGGGCTCGATATACCCTGCCTCCACACGCGCCCGGAGCAGCCGTTCAATATGCGGGGCATCGTCCGGATAGATGGCCTGCCTCCACACGCGCCCGGAGCAGCCCCTGGCGGCGCCTACAACACGGAGCCTGGGCAACCTGCCTCCACACGCGCCCGGAGCAGCCCTCGAACGCCTCGATCAGGCGCTTGCGGCCTTCCCTGCCTCCACACGCGCCCGGAGCAGCCGATGCAGCGGATGGACGGGCATTCGGGAAGGATCCTGCCTCCACACGCGCCCGGAGCAGCCAACACGAGAGCGAGTATCACTATCTTTTTAGCGCCTGCCTCCACACGCGCCCGGAGCAGCCGGATTCTATAATTTACGGCAGCCGGAATTACTACCTGCCTCCACACGCGCCCGGAGCAGCCGAAGCATGGCTGATCGCGCATCCGCAGGCGAAGCCTGCCTCCACACGCGCCCGGAGCAGCCTCTAGCTGCCAAGCTGCTGGTGTTGCTCCACCTTTTCAAAGAACAACCCATCCGGTTAGATGGATGGCTGGTCGGGACGCGTATGGGTGCCCCCTTCAAAGCCCGCCGCCCGTGGTTTGACCGAAGCCAGACCATCTGGAGGCAAAGCTCCGATGCCGCTACCCCTCTAATCGCAATTGAGAGGAATTACAGGCCGGCAGCCACGTCACCTCCGTAGAGGTGACGTGGCGGGCTTTAACCACGACTTTTCGCCTTGCGGCAGCAGTAGCCGGGACCGCCTTCGCGGTGAACGAAACATCTTCTATTTCTTCAGTCGTGTCAATAGTATTCCGTCAGCTTCTATTAAATCGCGCGTCGTTTCACCGAGTATCCGAACGCCAACGTCTCCGAATGACTTTGCGTCGCGCCAGATCATAACAATCGAGCCACGCATCAAGGCTTGATGCCATTTTTCCAGTACAGCCCAGAGCTGGTCCCGCGCATCGCGATTGAGCTGGGGGCTGACATAGATCCCTGCCGCGACCTCCAGCATCGTGGAGCGCAGCAACCCGCGATAGCGATGCTCGACATCGCGGGTGATCACCAGTGTCAGGGCGTGGCTCATGGCGGTGTCAGCAGTTGTTTGATACGCTCGATCATCGACGGGATCACATCGTCATCAGCGAAGATTACGTTGGCGCGCCGGCGCACCAGGCGCTCCAATGTGAGATCCTGAGCCTGCGCATCGCGAACGGCGCCAAACGCGATGCGCAGCGTCGTCGTGTCCCGGTAGAGGTCGGCGATGTCCAGGATCAGCGCTTGCGAGGAATCCTCATGGACGAATCCGAGCTGGGGAATTGCTGCCGTCGCCATGACGGCGATCGCCGCGGCGGCGCGGACCGCACTGGAGACATGGTTGATCGCCTGGTTGGCGCTATCCGCCGCGGCCGGGTTGGCGCGATCATAATGCCGGCCCTTCCATTCGATGCCGAACTCCTCGGCGATACGCGCATAAGCCGCTTTGACGCGCGCGCCTTCCATGCCGCGCAGCACCTCGATGTCTCGGTGCGGCAGCACCTCGCCGAAGCGCATCGCATACATCTGCCGGGCGACATACATCCGGGAATTGCGGTCCGCCCATAATTCGGCTTGGCGACGGGCAAGCGCCGAGGATCCGGCCATCAGCGGCGGCGCGGTATAGAGCTTGACCCCGCCCTCGCCGATAGCGGCAAGCGCCGCGCCATGGCTGGCCAGCAGCCGCAGCGCATCATGGGTGACGCTCGATCCTGGCCCGAGCAGCACCATGGAGATGGCCTGATGGGGGATTTCGTATTCGCCCGCCTCTAGGACGCCGCCAGCCGTAACGAACCGGAGGCAGCCATCCTTGACATCCAGCTTGCCGCGATCCAGCCAGACCAGGCCGTGACGGGCATTGTAGGGGATGCGAACCCGTTCGAGACCAAGGCGACCGCGCAGCATCATCCGGCCCTCTGCACAAGCCGCACGGCCAGTTCCTTGTGGATCACCCGCGCAGAATTGCGCGTATAGGTCAGCACCGTGCCGCAGGTCTTGCCATCGAGCAGCGACTCCTGGCAGCGCATGATCTCGCGGCCCTTGGCCCGCGCCATCTTCCATTCCGGCTTCAGCACGCCGCAGCCCGAGCAAGCCTGCGCGGTGACATCGAGCGGCGAGATTTCCTCGTAGGCGTGCTTGCCACGCATATCGGTGGCCTTGTATTTCAGCGTAGTTTGAATGCGCGCCAGCGCGGCGCGGCGCATCATGACGCGAGCCGCCTTCAGCGAGCGGCGCTTGCCTTGCCAGGGGGCCTTGACCTGGTCTTCCTTGTCCTCGGGCGGGACCGGTTTTTTCATCAGCTTCGCCACTTCCATGCGCTGCACGGCGATGACGTCGAAATCCCTCACAATCTGTGTGGTGATCTCATGCAGCCAAGCGTCACGCGCATTGGCGTCGGTCGCCTCCAGCTTGGCCAATTTTGCCGCGGCGGCATAAAAGCCTGGCGACAGCGGGATGCGGGCGCGGCGAAGCGGCTTGACGGCAAGACCGCGCTCCAGCTTTTGGGCAAGGCGCTTCTTGGCGTAGGCTTCGCGCTTTTTTGCTTTCATCTTCCGGGCTTCCATCGCGCGCGATTGCGCCCGGCCGGCAGCGGCATGTTCGGCGAGCAGCGCCTTGTCGATCGGCGGCATTTGCAATTCGCGGGTCTGGCCGCGATTATCGACGATGGTGATGGGGATCGCTGCGGCGATTTTCACGGCGGCCGTCCGTCCCGTCCGTGGCAATGCCGTGAGTCTGGGCACCTTCCACTGGCAGGACAAAAACCAATCCTCGCCCTGCCGCCAGATGCGTCCGCCCATCAGGGTCGCTTCGCGATATGAATGCGCGGCATTGAGATGGCGGGGCATGCGGCATTCCATCCAGCCGACGCCGTTGGGCAGCTTCACCCGGGCGAATTCTCCGCGGATCGCATCGGGATCGCCGGCTTTGCGCTTTGCCTCGAATTTGAGCTGGGTGTTGGCGAAATAGACGCTGCCCGAGGCATAGCGGTTTTTCTTGAACTTCGGAAAGCCGGTGTCGCGGCCGCCTGATCCAGCGATGCGCTTTTTCCGCTCCCGCAGCATGGCCTGCAGCGCCTTGATCAGATCCTTGACCACGGATTGTGAGGCGTGGCTGGGCAGATCCGCGATCCATTCGGTCTGTGGCACCATCTTCAGCCGCGCCATGATTTTTTGCAGCTCGTGCTCCCACATGAACAGGCGCGGCTGTGCCGGGGTGACATCTCCGGTTTCGGGGTGGACATCGACGGCGCCATTCATCCGGACGCGAATTTTGTCGATGACGGCGCCATCCAGCGGCGGCGGTTCCTTCTTCTCGCCGGGCGCTTTGATCACGCTGCCGTCCTTGCGCTTCTTGCCCTCGCGCGCAACACGGATCGCCTCGGCGTGGCTTTCCGTCACCACTGTTGCCCAGATCGATCTCCAGCCCAAATGGACCTTGCTTGCCTCGCCGGAATAGGCGGCTTGCTCCAGGTCGAGCAGCAGGTTCCAGAGCTGGCGGCACCGATGGCGCCACAAATCCATGGTCTTGGCCTGGGTGGCGCTTGGATAGATGCGGATCTTGGATCCGCGCATCATCTGGTCCGGCTCTTCGCCGACGGCGGGAATGGGCAAAAGTTCGTTCATGTCGCGCGCTCCTCTCTGAAAATCCGGTCCGCGGCGATGATGATCTGGGCGATCGACTTCAGCCCGGTGCGCCACTTGATATTGGACCTGTGAATTTCGATGGTGCGGCTGGACAGGCGGAGTTCGCGGCCGCTCTGCTTGTTGGTCATTCCCTTTGCCATGCATTGCACGACCTGCAGCTCGCGGTCGGTGACGTTGAACATCGCGCGCCGCGTTGCCGGGATCACCTTCGGCAGGTCAGCGGCGGGGATTTCCAGCCAGTCGGTCATTGCCAGATGTCCATGATCTCGATGCGCGCCGTCAGCTTGATGATTTTGATGCGCTGCCCGGTGGCCCTCGCCAGCGCTCGAGCTTGAGCCACCAGCCATTCCAGGCGCTTTTCATCCCCAGCGATCAGCGGCGTCCAGGCGCCGTCCAGCAGGATGGCGCAAATGCCTTCCCCGCCTTCGTCCACACTGACTGCGGCCCACATGACCTCGATCCGATGCGTGTTCGCGGGATTGTGGATCATGGTGGTCATTGCTCCGCCTCCACGCTTTCCGCCGCCACCTTCCCGCCCAGAGCTGCGCGGATGTCCTCCGCCAGCTTCGCGCCCTCAGGCGTCAGCGCCAGCGTCAGGAATTTGCGCGACAGGTTGTTGCCGCCGCAGCGGATGAACCCGGCCTTGTGTAATTTGCCCACGATCGAATAGGGGGCGCTGCCGGGGATGTGGCCCAGGCGGATCGCCTCGCGGACCAGCATTTCGCGGTCACCGATGAGCGCCAGCGCCAGGGCCGACAGCGGCGGCAGATCGATGCGCTGTTGCGCCAGCAGCACCTGCACTGTGCCGACGATCTTGCGATAGGCGGTGAGTGTGCGGGGGATTTCGGGGGACATCGGGGTCACGCTGCGTCCTCCACCAGCTTGGGCCGCTTGCTGTCCCCATCGACACCGATCCGCATGGCGCAGGCCGCAACGGCGAGCGCTTGCGCGTAAGCGTCATCCCACGGACGCAGCCCCTTTTTGCATTCCAACATCAGGCCGGACAGCTTCCCCACCGCTTCCATCAGCACGAGAGGCACGTCATCGAGCGCAGGCACACTCCGCCGGTAGTAGATGACGGCATCGCTCAGGCGCTTGACGAACAGCCGCTCCGGCGTTGCGTCCGCTTCCGGGTGCGGCAGCAGCTCATAGGGATCAACCCCCATCGCCTGAGCGATCAGATACAGCCATTCCATCGACACCGTCATACCGCCGGTTTCCATCCGCTGGATGGATTGCGGCGTGGTGTTTATGGCAAGTGCGACGTCTTTGAGGGTGAAGCCGCGCGCCTTGCGCACCTCACGGATGAGCGTCTTGGCGTCGATGTGTTTCCTCATTGCTGTGCCCCTGTCAGCTTGCGCCAGCGCTTCGCGATCGAGCGCGTCAGCCGCTGGCGCAGATTGCGCTTGCCCTGCTTGGCCCTGGCCAGATCGGCTTCGTAGCCATTGGCGATGATCGCCTCGATGACATCGGCGCGGCATTGCTGCCCCATCAGCGGCCCCTTGGGGCGCTGCCGATGCCCGAAGACATCCCCGCGCTGCCAGCTATTGTCTTCATGAACGCCGCGATAGATCAGCGGCTTGGTGAAGAACATCGAGCCGCCCAGCATATGCGCGCCGGGGGCGATATAGGCGTCGATCTGGCGCTTGTAGCCCAGCGTCTTGTTGGGCTGCATGGCCTCAAGCACCGGGCGGCGGAACATCATCGATGAGGTGGTGGACCAATGCCAGCCGGGCGTGGCGGCCGGGAAGAAACGCAGCGTCGGCGCGATCTCCGCCGGCATGAGGCCGTCATCGGAAAGCGTCTTGGCGATGTGCCCGGTCTGCACGCCGGTGATCACCTGGTCGTTGCGCAGCAGCATCTGCTCGCAGCACACCAGCGCGCAGATCAGCGCCGGGTTGAGATGCGCCGTCAGCATCTCCTCCAGGAAGGTCGGCGCGTACCGATCATCGGGGTCGAGCGGGCAGACGAACTCGCCCTTGGTCGCGGCCAGCCCGGCGAAGAACGCCGGTATCTGCCCGACATTGTCATCCAGCGCCAGGAAGCGGATGCGCGGCTCGTGCAGTGTCTCCACCAACAGATCGGCAATCGCCCGGTGCGTGTCGTCGGAGCCGTCATCGACCACCACGCATTCCCAATTGCCGTGGGTCTGGTCCAGCAGCGACAGCAGCGCGTCTTCGAGATGGGCGCTGTAATTGTGGTGGGTGACGATGATGGAGACGAGCGGCTTGTGCCACTTCGCGCGGTCGAGCGTTTTTGGCATCTTGGGAACGACTTTCAGCATGGCGGTGTCCCTCGGGTGAAGCTGCTGGGAATGGCCGGATTTCGCGGTTGAGTAGGGATATCGCCGACCCCGCATCCGGTCTTTCGTCGGTGGGACATCCCAGCGTGCCCCTTCGCATGTGGCCGGCGAATTCTGGCTGGAGACGACCGGATTTCGCGGTGTACGACCGACCCCGCCAGGGCCGCATCCGGTCTTTCTTCCGTGGGACGCTCCAGGTCGCCCCCTTCCATGTCCCTGGCGGGTATCCGGCTATTCTTCGCCCATGCGCTCATCGAGATCGTGCTCGCGCTCCATCTCGCGGCCCCGCTTGGATGCCATCGTCAGCAGCAGCGTGATGGCGGCGACGGAAAGCACCCAGACAAAGCCGATGCACATCAGGGTGATTTTCAACGTCGTCATCGGGAGGCCTCTTTCAGGAGGAGCGGGGCGGCGTCCCCAAGACCCGCCGCCCGCCGTGGAAACTATCGCGCGCCGGGTGCGGGAGATTTGCGGCCCGGCGCGCCAGACGGGCTGGCGGTTGCCTCGCACACAAGCGGGCGCGTGGCCTCGGCTTGCGTGCATCTGGCGCGCCGCCATGCCAGCCTTGCGGCCTCATGGCGGAAGGTGTCGCGGATGGAAACCGGCGTGTCCTTGAAGCTCAGGCCGTTGCCGTCGCCGGCAAGCGCGAGCGCGAGCGGGGGGACGTTGACCGTGCCCAGGATGATGGCGAATGCTGTGGTCATGCGCATGAGTGTGCCCGGTGTCGGTTGTTGCTGATCCGGGCGGCGACAGCCCATCGCCGCCGCCCGCTCCCTCTCACGACGCGCGAATTACTTCGCGTCGGAGCCGGATTCTCCGCCTTCGGAACCTTCTCCGCCTTCGGAGCCGCTGGAGCTGTCGGCGCTGTCCGCGCCATCGGCCTGCGGGCCATCGGCTGCCCACACGCTGTTGTCGATCCCGCCATCGGCGTGATTGCACCAGCCGCGATCGCCGCGAACGCGGTTGATCTCATAGCCGCCGGTCTGGGCGTTCAGAACCTTGAACGGGCGGGTCAGTTCGCAGGCGTCGCCATCGGCGACCTCCCCCATGGCCGGAATTGACAGGGACGCAAGCACGGAAAACAGCAGGAAGCTTTTTTTCATTGAAAATCCCTCGGGTTGAAAATTGCAGAGACGACGCGGGGTAGTTGCTTGCCGCGCCGTCTCCTTGCAGACCTGTCGATGATCGGATAAACGAGGTGCTGCAAACTGGCATGCACTGCGGTCTTGCGGCGGTGAGCAGGCCGGGATGGATAGTTGAGACAGACCCATCCCGACCGACCCCGCTTCTCATTGCCGCCCCGGTCTTCCCCGTCTGGTGGGTGAGAAGGGAGAAAGGCCACACGGGTTTGCCGGGGGCATTCCGACGCGGCCTTCATGGGGTCCGCTGCGGGAGAGGAAAGAAACACACCGCGTGTTTTCGTTCCCCCTGCCGTGTAGAATGCACACACGCAGTTGCGCCTGTACAGCGAAAAGTTTCGTCACTTTATGGAATAGGTGTTTCCACCTATCGAGACAGCAACGGCCCGCCATGGCCATGTAGTTGCGCGCCTTGTTCGCGCTTCGTTCTTCTGGCATCATCGGTTGATGAACGAGACCGCCAAGACTGCCAAGACCGGCTATTCCGGCTCCACCATCCTGATGACACGTGATGCCGAGCGCCTGGCGCTGTGGCGTGCCGCCGTGCTGGTCTATCGCCGGGCGCGGTCGGAGCGCGGCGACAAGGAATGGCTATGCGCCGCCGCCAGCACTGGCGCGGTGATGCAGCTTGCGCCGCAGATGAGCTGGGATGAGGCGTCGCGGGTTGCTACCGAGGCGGTCGCGGCGGTGTCGGTGCGCTGGCCGGGGTGGATGTGGGAGGGTGAGGGCGAGGGGCCGGATTGGGGTGGGGATTAGCGGCCCCTGCGCTCCTGGGACCCCGTTGGGACCCCGTTTGGTTTCGCCGCCTACTGCTTCCCGCCTAAGTCGTTGATTTAATTGGTGAGCCCAGATGGATTCGAACCATCGACCTACTGATTAAAAGTCAGTTAAGAGTGAGAAAACTGCGAAACGACGCGAAATAGAAAATGCCATAAATCCGTTGAAATGCTAGCGCTTTGCGCGTATCAGCAGTTCCGCACAGTTACCATCAAGCCTCGTTTTCTTGGGACCCCAGTGGGACCCCAGCGTGGCTTCGGGGACCCGGGGTCCCACCCGGCGAGCGGAACACGGGGGCAAGCGATGAATCTCACTGACAGGTTTGTGGCGGGGTGCCGCGCCATCGAAGGCCAGCGCACGGACTACCCGGACGATAAGGTTAAGGGACTCACCCTTCGCGTGACGCCCGCCGGATCGAAAAGCTGGAGCCTACGCTATCGCCGCCAGTCGGACGGCAAGCGCCAACGTCTCACAATCGGTGATTATCCGGCCTTCTCGCTCTATGAGGCGAGATCGGAGGCGCGCGCCATTCTCGGCGATGTCGCCAGGGGCGATGACCCGGCCAAGTTGAAGAAGCGGCCTGATGCTTCAAAACCCCGCACCTTCGGCGAGCTTGCGGCGCGTTACATCACCGGCCATGCCGCGCAGAAAAAGAGCGGCAAGGAAGATGAGCGCATCCTTGCCAAGGACGTGCTGCCGGCACTGGAAGGCGAACCCCTCGGCAGCATTGAGCGCGCCGACATTGCGGCGATCCTTGATACCATCATGGCGCGCGGCTCGCCGGTCGCGGCAAATCGCACCCTGTCGGCGGTGCGCAAGGTGTTCAACTGGGGCATGGAGAAGGGGCTGATCGCGGCAACGCCCTTGGTTCGCATGAAACCGGCGGCGAAGGAGGCGAGCCGCGAGCGGGTGCTGTCCGCCGACGAAATCGTCACGTTCTGGCGGCGGCTGGTGGCCAAGGCGCGGATGGATTGGGAGATGCGGCTGCTGCTGCGGCTGTGCCTCGTTACCGGCCAGCGCATTTCGGTGATCGCCGGCGCGTCGCGCGACGAGATGCATTTCGCCGACGCCGAATGGCACATCTCCGGCGCGCGGATGAAAAACGGCCTGCCCCATATCGCCCCGCTGTCGCCGCTGGCGTTGCGGCTGTTTGAGAAGGCCGCCACGCGGTCGCGGCATAAGCCGTTGTTACTGCCGAGCCGGTTGACAGGTCGCGCTTTCCTGAAAAGCGCGCCATCACAGGCGATGAGGCGGGAGTTGGCAAGGCTGGGACTGAAACAGGCGGCGACGCCGCATGATCTCCGCCGCACAGTGGGGACGGGGCTCGGGCGTCTGGGCTATTCCCGGCTCATCCAGGATAAGGTGCTCGCGCATGTGACCGGCGACCGAAGCGTCGCCGCGATCTATGACCGCTACGAATATATCAAGGAGAAGCGCGAAGCCCTGGACGCATGGGCCGCACATCTGGAAAAGCTTCTGTTCGCGCCAAAGGCAGCGCCCGCTGTGGTCGTCAGCCGGACGCCGCCACGGCCTGCCGGAATGGCTTCGCCCTGGTCTCGCCCCTAGGGCGCACCTTCGGCGGCCGCCCTCCTCCCTTGCGCTTCCATTCGGGATTGTCACGCTGTTCGACGCGGCGGCGCTGCCATTCGGCAACCTCGCTCTCTAGCCAGCCGACACGGTTCGGCGATGTCGGAATGGCGGCCGGAAACCGGTTGGCCTTCATCTCCCGCCACAGCGTCTGCTTCGACCAGCCGGTGATTTCCAGCACCTGCTCAGTCGGCAGAAAGCGGTCAAGTTTAAGAGGGATGGGGAATGCCAAGTTCTCACTCATGCGATAGCCGCCGACATGCGTTTCTGGGCATAGTCCATCAGTTCATCGCGATGCTTGAAACAGCCATTGCCCATGCGGTCGTACTCGCGCGCCTTTGCAATGATCTCCTGCGTGGTCATTGCCTCAAGACGGACGAAGCATGCCTGACCACTGCGTTCCAGCGCATAGCGGACCTGAAGCCGTTCATATCCCGGCAAGATGAGTTGTTCGTCTTCGACATCAGCCTGCTTGGCGCGGTTCACTGCCTTGCGCACCTCGCTGCGAAGGTACTCAAGTGTGCAGAAACGGAAAAACTCCGGCAATCTTGTAGCCTTTTTCGTGTGTCGCTGTGCAATCGCGTTGACGATCCACTCAGCCGGCACTTCAGGCTTCCCGTTGAGGCGGAGGGTGATCTCCTCCCGTATTTCCGATGAAAGATCGCTATAGCTGTACACAATACCTCTCCAGCTTTTCCTTAAGTTGTTTTAGCCACGTCTGAATTTCATCTATTTCGCCTATCGCCTTACGGGCGACAGGCTCACTAATCCCAGCGACGAATGTGTCCTCCCACCCCCGATCGGCCAACCTGCGCATGTCCGCAAGGTGGCCGCCGATGGCCAGCCGAAACGCCTCGTTCGGATCGGGACGCTTGTCGTTCTCGGGCGCACGCGGTTGGACGCCTCGCTGGGCAAGTTCCGTAACGGTGGGCGGAACCTCGCTCTCAACCGCGGCTTCAAATTCCTCGCGGGGCACGGCGTGAATGCGCATCGCTGTCTTCTGCTGGTGTTCGGATAGACCGGCGTCACGAGCGACTTGCGTCCGCGTATGAACTTTGGGGTGGGCACCCTCCCGAATGTTCTGGTTCGCCCCATGCGCCGCATCAATCGCGTTCAGCAGCTCGCCCATGCGATCATGCGCGCGAAGCTTGATGCGCCTGGCCATGACGAGCAGGGACTCGTCATTGACCTGCTTGGCGTAGCTGGCGAGCGCGGCGGCCTTATCCGACCAGTCTTTGCATTCGTCAACGCGGGCGCACTCTGATAGCTGCTTCCGCGCGGCCTCATACATCGCCGGCAGCTTGGCGGTCTTGATGTTCGGAAGGGTAGCTGGCAGGGCCTGCTCACTCATCGTCTACACTCACGCGGTTGAAGCTATGTCGCCGGCAACGGGGACATCCGGCGGGGCTGGGAGATCGCGCAGCTTCCCGCAGAACTCATCCACCTTCATCTGCTGCCGCAATCTATCGATCTCGGCTTGCTGATCCTCCAGCTTCGCCAGGATTTGCTTTGCCTCCCGGATGGAGATGGAGACCTCATATTTGTGCGGGTCGGCATTTGTCGCCGCGCGCAGATGGGCGATGATGTCGGTCATGCGCTCTCTCCTGTCTGCCCGGAGGCGACGATTTTCACCGCCGTCGCCGAACCCGGCTCGCCGCTCGTGGGAAATTCCTCATTCATGGGGCGTCACCTTCAGAGCGCGGATTTGGGCGGCGGCCGCCTCGTATGTGTTTCCGAACGCAGACAGAGCGGCTTCCGCGTCGAGCGCCTTGGCGCACTCCTCCGCGACAGCATCGGCGGCAGCCTTCCACTTCCCCTGATTGGCGTCCGCCCAGGGCTGTTCGCAGCCTGTCAATTTCGCGGCGGCTTCATAGCCGATCTGCGCTAGCGTCTTGTCGCTCACTTCACCCTCCTGACGGCTTATTCGGTCACAGGAGACTTGGCCGCGTTTTCATGCTTCTCGATATCGGCGAGAAGCTTGCGCATGATCCATGCCGCATCCGGCGCGTATCCTTGATTTGGTCGCGGCGCGAGAAGCTGGACGAGGCCGGAAATGGTGTCGAAGGCTTGTGCCTTCAGCGCCAGCATCGCGTTTTCCGGGCGCAAGCGATCGATTTCCGCCGCACCATTTCCGAGCGCTTCCTTGGTCTGCATTTCGAGAGAGGCGTCCATTATGCGTGTCCTTCTGCTTCGAGTTCTGCTTTGAGGCGTTCGCCGAATGCATCCAACTCGGCGGCGATCAGTTCCATGCGGCGCTCGTCCTGCGCTGTCGGATCGGCGTCAGCGTCCAGGCCCGTCATGATGCTGCCCCAGAGATGCTGGGCACCCGCGAAGAAGGCTTTCTCCATCTCGCGCACTTGGATCGGTGGCGCATCCTTCAGCAGCATGTGATGAAACATCGCCCAACCGGCCGCGATCAGTTTGCCCTCATCCAGAAGCTTGCGCGTGAGCGCCTCCTCCAGGTCGTGCTTTGCTTTGGCGTCCATTATTTGGTTCTCCTGACGGCATTTCCATTGATCGGCTTCTTCCACGGATCGCGCACCGGCGGTAACGGAACATCCAGACCAGCGGCTACGGCTTTGCCCATCTCATCCTGCCAAGCGTGAAGGCGCTTAGTTTCGTGCTGTTTGACCGGATATCGCCGCCGCGCCTCGTAATGACCTCGGCACTGCGTATCTCCGCCTAACCCCATCGGGTGTTCGGTGTGGCATGGCCACATGACAGGATCGATCACGGCGTTTTCATAACGGTCGGCTTGCGGCATCCCCCGAAATGGGCACGTGGCGCACATTCTCTTGGCTGGCGTCACTTCACTCTCCGTGCCGCGTTCTTGCCCAAAGGCTTCTTCCATCCCGACAGCTTCCCGCAAGGCAGCGGCCTCGCGCTCGTCCGCCTGTTCACCTCCGCATCCGCGAGCTGGCCGACACGCGCGAGGACGATCCGGCGTGTTTCCTCCGCCGATCTTGCGAGGCGTTTGCCCTTGGCGATCTGGGGGATGTCCGTCTTTGCCGTCTTGTCCCCATGGGCTGCGATGGATAATGGGCGGATGTTGCGGGGATCGTTCGTGCCGCCATCGGCGCGGCGGATCGGATAGTGGTCCCAGTGGCAAAGGGCGAGGATTTCACGGGCATTGCCTTTCGAGCGGGTGGGTTCCGGGATCAGCCATTCGTCGCCGACCTTGAGGAGCAGGAGGACGCTGGCGAGCTTTTCGCTGTAGGATGGGGGACGGCGGGATGTCATGGCAGCATCGCCTTTAGCGGGGGACACCCCAAGCAATGGAACGCCACGATGAAATCCCGGCACCCCATGCAGATTTGCGCGGGCCGATGGATGCAACGTGGCGCTGCCGCGAGCGCTGCCTTGCGTGTCGGATAGCCAGCGAAGCGGCGGTGACCGTCGATGATCGCGTCGGCGGCATACGTCCCAGAAGGGCAGCACCCGCATGGCATCTGCTTGTCGCCCATCACGCCACATCCTCCGAAGGCTCCAGCAGCTCCACCGCCGCCGCCAGAATGAAACCCACCGCGCTCATGTCGCCCTTGCGCGCCGCCGCCTGGCTGGCATTGAGCGCAACCTCCGTGACGCAGCATCCCTTCGCCTCGGCGATGCCGGAGAGCAGCTTGCCGCCTTCTTCCATTCGCGCGCGGTATTTGTCGCCGAGGACGCGCTTGGCGTGGTCGCGGACTTCGTAGAGCTTGGCGATGATGCGGAAGGCTTGTTCGTGGGTCACGCCGCCACCCAGATCGCGACGCCGTTGCAGATGATATGCAGCGTGTTGTCGGTGATGATCAGCAGCCAGACCGAAATCCAGGCCGGGACATCATCCTGATAGCCGGTCGCGGTGAGATGCTTGAGGCAGTACTCGCCCTCTTCGTCGCTCCAGCGCACCGGGCCGTTCTTGAACCACACCAGGAAGCGCGCCAGACGCCAGCGGTCGATGACGAAATGCGTTCCGAGGATGATGGCGAGCGCCAGCGGGCTTTGCGTGATCAGCAGGAACGGCAGCGTGTAGCAGACCGCATGGATCGCGGCGGCTGAGCTGCGCTTGGTCTTCTCGGTCGCCATCCAATGCGATTGCAGGATGTAGTCGCCGACGAGATGGGCGACGAATTGATCAGCGGTGAACATCACGCCGCCTCCCTCTCCGCCTGGACGCACAGCAAAAGCGCCAGCGCATCGGCCTCATTGTCATCCTTGGGGGCAAAGCCCAGTTTCTGCATCGCGGCGATGATCGCAGGCTTGCCCGCGTTGCCCTTGCCGGTCGCGTGCTTCTTGATGGTTCCCACCGCGACGCCTTCATGCGGGATGGCGCGTTTTTCGCACCATGCCGTGAGGTGAGCCAGGAACCCGCCATAGATATGCGCGGCATCGGTTCCGACGTGACGGCGCACCGCCTCGAACACGACGCGCTCAATCGGCCCGTGCTTGTCCGCCATCTCATTGAGCCAGGAGCGGTAGCGGACCCACATCATGCCGCCGCCCTCGAACTTGCGGACCTTGAAGTTCATCGTGCCGGAGAGGATGTCGCCGGGGCCGAAAGACACGGCCCAGCCGAGCTTGGTGCCGAGGTCGAGGGCGAGGATGGTCATACTTCGATGCCCTCGGCGCTATAAGCATGCTTGCGCAAAGCGAGCCGGGATATCCATATGCCGGCCGGCCAGTACGGCGGAAAATAGTCGCCTTCGTCGGCGTCTTCGCGGGCGCGCTCCACCAGCTCGCCGATCGCAGGAAGCTCATCCCAGCAGAGGTCCGCCTCGTTACCGAGGAACGTCCGTGCTTCACCGGCGATCTTGTTACAGGTCAGATGCAGCCTGTAGGTTGACATCTCGCCATCCCATTTGCCGGTGATAGCGTGATAGGTCTTGCCGGGCGGGATATAGCCGCCGCACTCCTCGCATTTGTGGAGCTTGCGCGCGCGGCTGGTGCGCTCATTCATGAATTCTGGGGCGTCGCTCACGCGTATTCCCTCGTCCGCGCATCAACCCGCCCGAACAACTCCAACTGCGCCCGCTTGCCGCCGATATAAGCCTGCACCTCGGCGCGCAGCACATTGAGGCCATCTTGCGCCCCGTCCGGCATCAGCGGCGCATTGCCATCCTCGCAATATTGGGCAAACGGCAGATACGGGGTGTTGAAACAAAACGGCGACGTGCAGCCCTCAAGCGGGGCTTGGCAGACGAGAACCGCGCCCTCAACGCCAGTGTTCTCGGAATGGCTCCACGACACGCCGGTGACCTTAAGCTCGGGATAGAGGCTGTTTGGCCATTCCAGGATTTCCCGGACGCTGGGTCCGAGCGCCTCGAAGGCGTCGGAGAGATCGGCGTGGAAGCCTTCCATGGAGCGCAGGGTGATCTTGCGCTCGGTGTCGTTCTCGGCGCCCTCCAACTCGACATGGAGCTGGCCGTCCTTGATCTTGGCCTTGGTGATGCGGGTGGCGTTCATGATACCCTCCCGCAGCATGGACAGGGCGTCACCGGGCGCGCCAGACGGACATCCCTGGCTTGACCCCCGCTGGGCATCTCGACAACGGTGTATGTCACCCGATGGCTGAGAAGTCTGGTGGAAGACGCGACATGCAGTTCATCGCGATGCAGCATCACATCTTCCCCGCCCTTGTCGGGAATAATGAAGCCGTAGCCCTTGGCCGGCGAAAACCACTTAACAATGCCGGTCTCGATCACTGCCGCGCCTCCGCTTCCATCCGCTCACCTTCCACAGCATGACCTTCTTGGATATTTGCCGCCGGGGCCTCGACATGATCGGCAAATTCAAAGATTGAATGCTCGTGCGTGCCGTCATTCACCCGAACGGGAGTGACGTTGAAAAGGCCGCCGCTGGTGTAATTGCAAGGCCCGCCGGTCTTATCGAAGATTTCCTTCGCCGATCCGGCGTGCCTGCCGACGCAGTTGAAGCCGACCTGATTGACTGTCGCCCCAGCCGCACGCCAATCTTCAGGCGTGGCAACGAAGCCGCAGGACGGGCATTTGAAGCGCCACTTGTTCTTGTCGGGGCCGTAGAGGCGAGCGCCTTCCGCTTCCCATTCCTCGGCGGTTATTTTCCTCACGCTCCCGCCTCCGCTGCAAACGCCTGATACCCATCCTTCCACGCCTTCCGCTGATAGGCGTGATCCCGGTATTTCTCCGGGATGTCCTTGAAATCGACGCCGGACTCGCAAGCGGCCCGCCCGGCCTCAAAGGCTTCTTCCTTGAGCTCAGCCTGAGAAGGAGCGCCCGCATCATCCGTAACGGGATCGGATGATGCGGGCTCGCCGGCCGGGGGATCGGACGGCGTCTCGGCGGCAGATGGGGGGGCTTCTGCCGCGGATGTGGATTGCTGGGCGCGCGGGAGCTTGGCCTCAAGCGCTTTGCGGACGCGCTCGAAGTTGCTCGCGGGAATCTCGCTGAACGCGGTGACGCCAGCCCATTTGCAGACCTTGGCGATATCGGCGCCCGCCTCCGTCACCAGCGTCAGCAACGCAGCGACCTGGGCGGCGTCAAGCCGGGGCTCGTCCGCGATCTTATCGGCGGGGGGCGTCTCGTCAGCGTCGATTGTCGTGGCGTCGTTGGCTGCGACAGCCGCGCGGGACCGGGAGCGGCCCTTGACTGGCGACACTTCCCGATAAGCGGACGGCTCAAGGTCGATGATGTCCTCGGCTTCCTCCGCCGTCATGAGACCCATCGACAATTCCGGCGCGTAAACGCGCGCCCAAAACGCGGCGGCGCGGTACATGAGCATTTGTTGCCCCATGGTCCGCCATTTGCTGCCGTTGCGGCCGTACCAGCCTTCGTCCTTGGCCATCTTGATGGTGATTTCAGTGCCGACTAGAATCCTGCCGGTGGCCTTCGAGGCCGCGCTTGCCCGGCAGCCGTAGCTATCCTCGCCACTGTCGCCGGAGAACTCGAATTCCATCTCGGTGAACCTGCCGCAGGTGTTCACCAAGGCGATCAGGAACGGGCTGGACCAGCTCGGACGCCCCTGAATGACGTGCAGGTTCTGCATCACCATCAGGGGATCGGCCTTAACGCGCTGGGCGAAGTTGATTGCGATCATGCAGTTGCCGACAGCTTCCGGCGTCGCGCCCCGGTAGATCTGCGGCACGAGCGTTGAGGAGGCGAGGCACCGCGCGACGCGCTGCGTTAGTTCGAAGCTTTGCAGATCGAAGAAGCCGGTGCCGACGCTGGGAAGCTTGGCGACATCGCGCCGCTGGGTTTCGGGTTCATGCAAGGCAACTGCGCTCATGGCGGGCTCCTGTGTCAGGTGGTGCGAATTGAGATGGTGACGCCGCCATTGCTCAGCTCAGCGCCGGGAATGTCGCGCTTGGCTTTCAGCGCTGCGAGCAGCGCCTTCTTGTCGAGCGTGGGA